TCACCAAGACTTGTTGCAAATATTTCAGACAAAGTTAGTGAATATAAAATAACAAAAATGTTATCAGATATCTCTTCAACTGGTTTACCAGTTGGACAACTACTTGCTTCAACTGGATCTGTTTCATTGTTTGACGAAGATCAATCATTCAATGACTTAAATACATTAAGCATAGTTTCAAAATATATTAATAAAAATATAAAGTTTAGTTTTCTTGAGAGCATTGTTAATGTAGATGGATTTGACTATTATGTTCCTATGAAAACGCTGTACACAGAAGGAATTCCGCAAAGCACTGGAGCAATAGTTAATATTGATTTGCGTGATTTTTATTTTTATCTTGAGTCTATGCCAGCCCCAAGATTACTATTAACGGATGCATCCCTTAGTTATGCAATAACAGTTCTTCTTGACTATGTTGGCTTTAGCAACTATTCTTTTAAAAGAATAACTAACGAAAAAGATCCAATAATTCCATATTTCTTTGTTGGACCAGATCAAAATGTTGCTGAGGTTTTAAATCAATTAGCAGCTTCAACCCAAACATCAATGTTCTTTGATGAATACAATAACTTTATTGTAATGAGCAAAGACTATTTAATGCCAACAGAAAATGCAAGAGAAACAAACTTTGTGCTTTCTGGTAATAATAATCAGAGCCAATCTGGAATTATTGAAAATCAGACATCTGGAAACCTTCCTAACATTATTGATATTTCATCAAAAGATAAAAAAGTTTATAACGATGGAAAAATAAATTATACAACAAGGTATATACAAAGATCTTACGGCTCAATAAGACAGTCAAGTTTAATTGATCAAGAAAAAACATGGATATATAAGCCAGTACTTCTATGGGAAGTTGCAGGAACTGAAAACACAAAAACAATAAATGAGGTTGCATCAAAACAAGGAAACTATGTACTTGGTGCGGTTCCAATTAATTCAGATATAGCTTCTTCTGAGCCTTTGGTTGTAAGCAATATATTGACAAATAATATAATTGATGTTGGTGAAAATGTTTATTGGATTACAAGAAATCAAGGATACTTTTATTCTAATGGCGAAATAATTAAATATGATGCAGTAGAGTTTAACGTTACTGGTACTGGAAATGTTTGGATTAGCGACAACCAAGAGTATCAAAGATATTTTTCTTCATTGCCATTTAATGGAAAAATTTATCCAACAGGTCTTGTAAGAATTTATGCAGAGCCATATTATGAAACAGTAGATGGAATAACAAGGCTAAAAAATGGTCCAGTTCAATCTCACGGAAGAGCACAATTTGGAACAAAAATTACAACACATGAATCAGGAATTGGAAGTTATTGGTCAGACAATAACTATGTTCGTGGTTGCACAATGAGATCAGATTATTTGTTTACAACTGAAAAAGAAATAAGTTTGCCAGCAACAACTTTAGGTCAAGCTGGTATTGATAACACAAAAGCAAAACAAACAACTCGCAATGGAGTAATTAAAAACTTTATGGCTGTTTCAAATAAAACAGAAACAGAGATTAATTTATTTAAATCAACACAGACGGGAACAGTGCAATCTTCTGCTCTTGTGATTAATGGTCCATCATTTACATCAACAGAAAAACCTCTAGACTTTGTTTCTTATGTTTATAAAAATCTTGATAACGCTTATAAACATTTTGGAACACGTGTTCGTATTGTTGGTAAAATTGAAAACAGTGAAAAGAGAGCTCAAACTCCTACAGGCAGTACCTCATACTACCAAGTAAATACCGCAAATCCAAGTCAGGATGTTGCAATTGGAGGAGGTTCTGGAGGCATTGCAGTAATGTTGAATCCAGAAACAAACAATGGGTATTATTTTGAAATTGCTGCACTTACGGAAAGCAACATTGAATCTTATTTAAATCTAAAAAATGGAGAAACTGATATATCTATTAGTAATGTTCTTTTTTATAAAATTAAAAAAGATTCATTAACATCAGAGGCAATACCAGTTAAACTGTGGGGAGGACTAACTAACATTATTGTTGATGATGGTCGCTTTACTGGACAATACAGAATGAATGGCGAAGAAAATTCAACGGTATATGATTTATCAGTAGAGTATGAAGAAGTTGGATCAATAAGAAGATTCTACCTATACATAAACAATCAATTAATAAAGATTGTTGATGATACAGATCCTCTTCCCATATACAACAATATGGCTTTATTCGTAAGAGGATCCTCAAGATGTATGTTTGAAAATATTTATGCAATGTCTCAAAACTACTCACAGAATACAGTCTCTATTGTTTCCGATAAATCATCACAGATATTTGGACAAAATCAAATTAGCGCAAATGAGTCATTTAGAAAATATGCTATGAGTGGAATTGTTCAATCAAGTTATCTTTCTGGAATAAGTTCACAACAGCCTCCAAAATACAACATGTACTTTGAAGAATTTGGCACAATATTACGAGAGTGTGCATATTTTGATGTAAAGTATGATCGTGCCTACCCAGCACTTTATGCTAAACTATCACCAACATTTAACAGAATTAAGGGATACACTGTGTCAGGTTTTCAGGCAGACTCTTATGGTGCAGAATTTTTAATATTTAATGCTACAGATAAGGCATTAGTCTTAGACGAGACAACTGGAAACTATTTAAGAATTCAAGGTGTTACATTTACACAAGACACAACACACACATTAACTGTTGATGAGTATTTTCAAAAAAGAGGAAACTTATCTGATCCAGAATTTAAAGGAGACACAATTTTGTATTCTCCATTAGTAGAGCAAGAAAAATATAACGACATTAAGCTAAGCAGGTTAACTTATGGAAAAAATGAATTTAGTCTTGATGCTGCATATATTCAAACACAAGACGATGCTCAAGAACTAATTGGGTGGATAATTAATAAATCATTAAAGCCTAAAAAATATATTGGTTTAAATATTTTTGCTATTCCTACTATTCAACTTGGAGACATTGTTACTGTTGACTACAAAGACAATAACGACATAGATATAGTTACATCATCTTTAACTAGATTTGTTGTATATAATATAGACTATCAAAGAAATTCAAATGGTCCATCAATGACGATATACTTGAGTGAGGTGTAAAATGTCAGAACAAGTTTCAGCAACACCAAATGTACCAAGCTATACACCGCCAATAACTCCAAGTCAAAAAATTAAAGTAGCAACGCCAGACATTATTCTTTTTGACGATGCATCTGTTCCAATTGAAGTAATGACAGATTTAATATTTGAAGATATAGGTAGTCACGAACTAATCAATATAGCAAGATTTGATACTATTAATGGTCAAAATATATCTTATCAGCCTATCAAAAATCTTTCTTTAATTAATCAACAATACAATCCAAACAATATAGTTGGCCTTCAAAAAACATCAAACTTATACTTTTCTGGGTTTGCCATAAAACTAGAAGACAAGATTCCAAGACTAACAAACTCATCAGACAATAATCCCGTATACATGGACTCACTTGGGAATATTGTGGTTGAAGCAATTAACTTAAATATTGACGATCAAATAGAAATTCAAATCATTGTAAGTGGTACAATATATGAAGCGGAATTTGGAGAATCAGCCTCTTGATAACTAATACTGGAAAAAACATTATTGCTAAGTACCTTTTAGGTCAGGCACCCGCTTTTGCGTCTTATATTGCCGTTGGCTGTGGACCAAAGCCACTTTCAAACGTAGACGAATATGATGACTATTCTGAAAAAGTTTCTCTTGACTTTGAAATGTTTAGGGTTCCTATTTCTTCTAGGGGGTTTGTTAATGAAAACGGAACATCAAAGCTTGTTTTAACCGCAGAATTGCCTACAGAAGAAAGATATGAAATATCTGAAATTGGAATATATTCTGCTGGAATTAATTCTGCAGCAGGATCGTATGACAGTAAAACAATTTTAGCTTTTAGTGAAACAGAAAATTGGCAACACCATACATCAACTACGACTACATCAATAGGATTACCAATTGTTGAAGCTTTAGACTCTCCACTTAATGATAATGTTATTGCAACTTCAAATGCAGTATTTCAGACAAACTCAGATAACAGTATTTTTTATAAACAATCTAGAGCAAACATATACGAAAGATCAAGATTTTTAAATAACATGATTATGATACGTGGAAATGATGCAAACCTAACAAAAGATGTTTCAATAACTGCTGCATCTGGGAACGGTACAAGAATTGAGTACACAACATCAAAAGCACACAATTTAACAATAGGAGATAGCGTAACAGTAACAGGAATTAATCCAAATAACTACAACATAACTGGAGTTGTATCTACTATACCAACCACAACAAAGTTTACACTTTTAAGTAGTCAAGTTGGAACTTACGTATCTGGAGGATCAACAACTGTAACACATTTTTATATTGAAAGTGGATCAAACCATATTCATTTAACTGGAACACAGGTAGATTTTACAAAAAATTCACCAACAGATGAACTTAAACTTGCTTTGTCTGTAGTAAACAAAAATGGAACAACTGGCTCATCTCCCGATAAAGTTAGAGTTTTGGTTGAGTTTTCATCATCAGATACATCAGGCTCTGGAGAGAGCGCAAGGTTTGAGGTAGATATGGTCAAAGGAGTTGGTACAGGACAATATGATTTTGACAACAATAGATATCATGTAGTTACTAAAAAACTACAAGAGCTATACACAACAGCTGGTTTTAATTGGAATGCAGTATCTGTTATTAAGGTTTATGCAAGCGCCATAGTCAGTAACGCAGTATCAGGAAACTATTATGTTGCTTTAGATGCAATGAGAATAGAAAATGTTTCTACTGTAAATGCACTCTATGGTTTAACTGGATACTCAGTAATTAAAAATAATGATGAGACTACAATTGTAAAATCTCCTAATACTGCAAATTATGTTGAGTTTAGATTTTCAATAGGTGTTTCGTAATGGCAGACATAGGAATTAAAAAAGCAACAATATTAAATGCCGATCTTCCGTCAATTGATTCTTCAATAGAAGGATATAACGTAAGATACAGAATAGTATCTGAAGACAAAAATAGAACTTCTCATTGGTCCCCAACATTTTTAATACAGCCAAATTATACCTTTGTGTCTAATAATATAAGTTTTAATAAAAATGGATCAATTGCTCAACAGGCATGGGATGCAGTGAGTATTCTTAAAAGCGGTAACGAAATAAGACAAGCTAGTGAATATGATGTTTGGGTAAAATATGATAGAAACGATGGAGGAGATTGGATATATCTACAAAGAATACAAGGAAACAGTATTTCTTTTCCAGTTCCTAGTACGTACACAATTAATGGAATAGTACAAGCATCACAACCAAACAGACTTACTACTGAAATATATTTACGAGGTAATCCAATTAGCAGAGATTCAGATTTTTTAAAGGTATACACAGATGGTCCACATACGATATAATGTTATAGGAGGAAGATAATGGCAAAAATACCACTACCCGAAAGAGGGCAACCACTAGATGTAACATACATCTATCAACTAGCAGAAACGGTTAATGATTTGTCAACGCAAATTTCTTCTGCTACATACAACTACTCTACTATTAATAATGGGGTTTCTGGACAACAAAGTGTAAAAACCTCAGAAACTAAAATTGTTGGTGGATATGTTCAAGTAGCAAATAATACTACAGTTACTGCAGCATCAGAAGTTTCTTTTTCATTTACATTTGATGATTTTAAATATTCACCAATTGTTTCAGCAACTCCATACAACATTGGTGGAACACCAGCGGGACAAAACGTAACAGTAATTTTAAAGGCTGTAACAACAAGTAAGGTTGAAGGAATAGTAAGATACGGAGCATCTGGAGATCTTTCTTTAGCAGTTCATTTAATAATTATCGGCATACCAAACTAAATGAATGTTTGTAAAAGATGCAATGGAAAAATATTCATTGATAGGCAACACACATCTGAAAACCATATTGAGACATATTGTATTGGCTGTGGGGATAGAAAATTTTATCATCCACCGCAAGACAGTAGGGAGGGCAGATGGCTACTGCTAAAGGAAAAATACAGAGCGAAGAATACAATAACGAAGCTATAATTAAAGGAAATCAAAAAATTTGGTTTCTTAATAATGATTTAGTTAGATTTCATCATAGCTCAAGATCTACTGGAATGGTTTCTTTTTATAATATAACTCAAGATAGATTTGAAACATGTTTGCGTTCTGATTTTCGTCGGAATAGAGAAAGAGCATATACTGTAGCAGAAACTGCAGTACTTGTCAATAGACATAGAAAATACATGCCTAAGTTAATGAAGTCAGGAATGATACCTCCACCAATAGGAGCAAAGCTTAATGGGGAACGTGGGTTTAGAATTAGATCGTATTATTCAGAATCTCAAGTAAGAGATATCCGTGCTATACTTTCTACTATACATATTGGACAACCAAGAAAAGACAAATTAATAACAAATAACATGACTCCAACTAGCCAAGAATTGACAAGGCGAATGGGAGACGGTATACTTACATATACGAAGACAGAAGATGGTAGGTTTATTCCTACTTGGAGCGAAAGCATTTAAGCCTTGGGGGGCACATGAATAACGAAGAAACAAAGATTAATGTAACACTTGGATATACGCTTAACCTTGGAAACTTTCAGTCATTGAGGCTTGATCTTGGAATTATTGACTCAAAGCGAGAAGGTGAAAATGTAGATCAGGCGTTTGAAAGAGTTTACAAGTTTGTTGAAGATAAGCTTGCTTCAAAGATTAATGAAGCTAAGGCTGAACTAGAAGAATAATGGCTGAACGCAAAGACAGAATGGCTTTGCTCAGTCGCTTTAACAAGCTTTATACTAAAAAGTATGAGCGCAAGTCAAACATGAATTTAAATGTAGAGCAGTGGTCTTCAGATGCTTTAGTTGAGTCCTATGGAATTAGTGCTTGCTATGATTTACTAGAGTATTATTTTAGTGTTGCACAAGAACCTAGCTGGAATTATTTTGCATACAACGCAGAAAAAATTCTTAATGGTAAGATAGAAGTAGAGCAAGATATTAAACAAAGAAAAGAATTAAGAGCAAAAGCGAAAGAGTGGTTAAGTGAATAATACAGAGGCTAAGGTAATATCTGCAGTACTTGAAGATAAACAAGTTCATGTATTATTGCAAGCAAATGTAGAAGTACTATTAAGAAGCCACAAAGATGTTTGGAATTTTATTAGGCTGTATTCAGAAAATAATGGCACAGTACCACCAACAAATTTAGTTGTAGAAAAATTTAGAGACTTTATTCCAGTCAGTGGAGTAGGAGCAACAAAACACCACCTAGAAGAACTTCAAGCAGAATACTTAAACGATAGTCTTAAGGATATTCTTAGATCTGCAGCAGGAGAGGTTCAGTCTGGGCAAGGGGTTACAGCACTTGAACAAATTATTACAAAGACTTCAGAACTAAAAAAGAATACATCGGCTATTCGTGATATTGATGCAATTGATATTGATTCTGCTATTGCATACTTTGAGCAAGTAAAAGCAGACAATGCTTTAGGAAAGCGTGGAATTAAAACTGGATTGCCAGGATTTGATAACTATCTGCCTTCTGGAATTATGCCTGGACAACTTGGAGTATTCCTTGCATATCCTGGAATTGGAAAGTCATGGATGGCTTTATATTTTGCTGTTCAGGCATGGAAACAAGGAAAGACACCACTTATTATTTCTCTTGAAATGAGTGAAACAGAAGTTCGTAATCGTGCCTATACAATTATGGGTGAAGGTTTATGGTCTCACAGAAAACTATCAAATGGTGAAGTTGAGTTAGATATGATGAAAAAGTGGCATGCTTCAAAGCTTGATGGTCGTCCACCATTTCATATTATTTCAAACGATAACGGTGGAGAAGTTACTCCATCAGTTATTCGTGGAAAAATTGATCAATACAAACCTGATTTTGTTGTGGTAGATTATTTACAATTAATGTCGCCAAACCAAAAAGCTGACAATGAAACGGTAAAGATGAAGAATCTATCTCGTGAACTAAAGCTTATGGCTATTAGTGAAGAAGTTCCTATTATTGCTATATCCTCTGCAACACCAGATGACGTCAAAGACTTGTCTACAGTCCCTACACTGGCTCAAACAGCATGGTCTAGACAAATTGCCTATGATGCTGATTGGGTTCTTGCGCTAGGCCGTTCAGCTAATAGTGACATTATTGAGTGTGCATTTAGAAAAAATCGTAATGGTTTTATGGGAGACTTTTTAGTTCAGTGTGATTTTGATAAAGGATATTATCGCTATAAAGACTTTGAAGATAAAAATGCATAAAGATTTATACTCAGAAGAACAAATACGCAGAGTACTAAACGGTGCTGGAATTGACATTGAGGCAGAGTTTGGATCTGACTTTATTATATTTTGCCCATACCATAACAATAATCGCACACCTGCTGGAGAAGTTTCCAAAGAGTCTGGATTGTTTTTTTGTTTTGGATGTCAAACAACTAAAAACTTAATTGAACTAATTATGTTTATGTCTGGTAGAACATACTTTGAAACCGTAAGATATATTTCAAGCAAACAGCAAGAAACAAATATTGCTTCTTTAATAGATAAAACATTATATACTCCAGCAGATTTTGTTCAGTATGATGAGCTTTTAATTAAAAGATTAAATAATCAGGCAATTGAATCACCAAGAGCAATGAGATATTTTGAAGGTCGCAGTATTACAAAAGACTCTGTGATAAAATTTAATTTAGGATATTCAGAAAAACAAGATTCAGTAACTATCCCAATGTCAACACCAGATGGAATGTGTATTGGATTTGTTGCTAGAACAATTGAGGGTAAAGAATTTAAAAACACTCCAGGACTTGCAAAAAGTAAAATTCTTTTTAACTTACACAGGATTAAAACATCATCAACAGTCTATGTAGTTGAATCATCTTTTGATGCTATAAGACTTGATCAAGTAGGATTCCCAGCAGTTGCTACTCTGGGTGCTAATGTATCTGTATCACAAATCAGATTATTAGAAAAGTACTTTAACAATATTGTACTTATTGCAGACAATGACGAGGCTGGATCTATAATGAAAGATAAACTAGTTGAAAAATTAGGAAGCCTTGTAACAATAACAAACATAGATAAAAAATATAAGGATATTGGCGATATGAATGATGAAGCTATTAAGAAACTTGAGTTTTCATTTGACAATTCTATTGCTGCTATGCTAAAATAAAATACATACAAAATATAAGGAGAAAATAAATGGCAATCGTAAGAGGTCTAAAAGATATAAATGCCCTAGTTGACAAGCCTAAGTATGAAGGTACGGGAACAAAAGTTCGTTGGCTAAAGTTAGCTGACGGACAAGCAGTAAAAATTCGTTTCATTGAAGAACTTGACGAAGACTCAGCAAATTATAATGAGGCTCGTGGTTTAGCTCTTGTTGTTTCAGAGCACACAAATCCAAAAGACTATAAGCGCAAGGCTGTAGATACTATGGATACAGAAGGCCGTGACTGGGCTGAAGAGATGCATCGTAAAGACATGAAGGCTGGCTGGAGAGCTCGTCTGCGTTTCTATTGCAATGTTCTTGTAGATGATGGCATTGAAGCACCATATGTGTCTATTTGGTCAATGGGTGTAAGCAAGCAATCTGCATTTAACACTATTCGTGAATATGCTCTTGAGACAGGAAGCATTTCAAATCTTACTTGGAAGGTAAAGCGTAATGGTCAGGGTACTGAAACAAGTTACACTCTTATTCCAAGTGCACCAGATAAGGAACCATTTGATTGGACAGGTGTAGAGCCATTCCCACTAGAGAAGGCTCTTAACAAAATTCCTTATGCTGAACAAGAAGCCTTTTATCTAGGCTTTGATGGTCCATCAACATCATCAGCAAACGCTGACTGGTAATAGATGAACTACGTTGGTTTGCATGTCCATACACACTTTTCCTTAATGGATGGTGTTGCTACTCCAGAAGAATACGTTGACCGAGCAGTTGAACTTGGTATGCCAGCACTGGCTATCACAGATCACGGGACCTTATCTGGGCATAGAGAACTGCATCGTCTTGCAAAAGCAAAGGGCATCAAACCAATACTTGGCGTAGAAGGCTATTTGGCATTAGATAGACATGATAAGAAGGCTAAGAAAGATCGTATTGGCCCACTTGATGTTAACTTTTTCCACTTAGTCCTTCTCGCCAAGAACCAAAATGGTTTAGAAAATCTAAACAAAATTAATGAAGTAGCGTGGACTGAAGGTTTTCACAGTAAACCACGTTTTGATTTTGAAATTCTTGACAAACATGGAGACGACATAATTGTTCTTTCTGCTTGTCAGGGTGGAATTATTGCAAAAGCAATTGAACATGAAGAATATGCATTTGCAAAAGAAAAGATGTCTTGGTTTAAAAATAGATTTGGTGATGACTTTTATGTTGAGCTCATGCCACACAATCCTAAAAGTATTAATGATCAACTTGTTGCTCTTGCAAAAGCATTTAATGTTAAAACTGTAGTAACACCAGACTGTCATCATTCAGATCCAAGTCAAAAAGAAATTCAAGAAATGATGTTATTGCTTAACACCCATGGTAAAGTTGAAAAAGATTCAACATTTGAAAAGTCTAAAAAACATGAGAATATGATGGAACGTCTTGACTATTTGTATGGTGCAGACAGAAAAATGTCTTTTAGGTCTTTTGACATTCACTTGCTTTCGTATGAAGAAATGAAGTCTGCTATGGCTGAGCAAGGTCATGTAGATGAAGAAATGTTTACTAGCACTTTAGAAATTATGAATAAGATTGAAGATTACGATGTTAAGTCTGGGCTTGATCTACTTCCAGTTCAATACCTTAATCCAGATAAAGAATTAAAAGATCTTGCTATGCAAGGATTAGTAGATCACAAACTTGATAAAAACGAAGAATACATACTAAGACTTGAAGAAGAATTAAAAGTAATTCAAGATAAAAGTTTTGCTCCGTATTTTCTAGTTGTTCGCAATATGTTAAACTGGGCCAAAAAGGAAGACATTATGGTTGGCCCAGGTCGTGGTTCTGCTGCAGGTTCTCTTCTTTGTTATGCTCTTGGAATTACTGATATTGATCCAATAAAGCACGGATTGCTTTTTTTCCGATTTATTAATCCAGAACGTAATGACTTTCCAGACATTGACTCAGACATTCAAGATACAAGACGTGATGAAGTCAAAGACTATCTTGTTAGACAATATCGCCATGTTGCATCTATTGCAACCTTTATGCAGTTCAACAATAAAAATATTGTGAAAGATGTTTCTCGTGTATTAAATATTCCACTAGCAGATGCAAATAAAGTAAATAAGCAAATTGATACGTGGGAAGAATACTGCACTTCAAAAAGCTCCGCATGGTTTAGAGAAAAATATCCAGAAGTAGAAATTTACGGAGAACAATTACGAGGACGTATTAAGGGAACTGGTATTCATGCTGCTGGTGTTGTTACAAGTAAAGACCCTATATTTAGATATGCACCAATGGAAACACGCTCTGTAACTGGATCTGATGACCGTATTCCTGTTGTTGCTGTAGATATGGGAGAAGCTGAAAATATTGGATTAATTAAAATTGATGCACTTGGACTTAAAACTTTGACGGTAATTAAAAACTGTATTGACATTATTAAAGAACGTGAAGGTACAAAGATTGATCCACTAAAGATTGATATGGAAGATGCTAACGTATATAATATGCTATCTGATGGATACACAAAGGGTGTATTTCAATGTGAAGCAGCACCATACACAAACCTATTAGTTAAGATGCGTGTAAAAAATCTTGATGAACTTGCTGCATCAAATGCTTTGGTTCGTCCAGGAGCAGCCAATACAATTGGAAAAGACTATATTGCTATTAAGCATGGTCGTCAAAATCCAGACTATAAGCATGAAGTTTTAAAGAAAATTACGGAGGACACCTATGGCTGTATTCTTTACCAGGAACAAGTTATGCAAGCATGCGTATCCCTTGGCGGTATGTCCATGTCGGAAGCAGATAAAGTCAGAAAAATTATTGGAAAGAAAAAAGATGCTAAAGAGTTTGATGAGTTTAAGGATCGCTTTGTGTCTGGGGCTTCTAAGTTTATTAGTCCTAATGTTGCTTTAGATCTTTGGCATGACTTTGAGGCTCACGCAGGGTACTCATTTAACAAGTCTCACGCAGTAGCATACTCAACACTGTCATATTGGACAGCATGGTTAAAATATTACTACCCATTAGAATTTATGTACTCACTTTTAAAAAATGAAAAGGATAAAGATGCAAGAACTGAATACCTTATTGAAGCAAAAAGAATGG